CCACGTAGTTTCAGAGGCAGTGTTCCAATCGCTGTACAGGGCGTATGCCTCTACGATGCGCTCACTCTTTGCGATTGCCTCGTGAATCTCTGTGATCCGGCTCATTGCGTTTTCCTTTCGTTCGGGTGGACTGTGAAGTACTTTGTCCCCCGATCGTATCGGTGCTTTACCGGTAAAGTCAAGGTATTTCTTTGTCTCTTTTTGGTAACGAAATAATTTGTGCCAACTTTTTGCAAGGCAAACGAAATGTATGGTACTCATTATTTCGCCTCACAAAATAGTTCACAGCTTTCCGACCATGCTTCATTTTGTTTGCCTAACAAAGTTATCAGCGCACGGCAGGTTAAAATGTTCATTGAACAAACAAAGTCGATGTTGTGTCCAGATTCGCCGACCTGATATGTTATGTACGCAATCAGTCGGAAAATACCAAAATAACCTAGGTATGGTACAAACCCAACATAGAAAATTACAAATCAGTTGACAAGCCTTGGTATGGTACAACTATGATGAACCCAATAAAAATATATCGCCTCAATGCCAAACTAACTCAGCAAGAGTTAGCCGACAAGATTGGAGTTACCAGACAAACCATCATCGACACAGAACAAGGATTATTTCCCCTGATCCCACCCACGATCAAAGCTTCACTTCCAGGAAATCTTAACCTAGCTGAAGATTATAGAAAATGGGTAAAAGAAGAAAGACAAAGAAACACGGAGAGGTTCGCTCCAGAATTAATTCACGTCCATGACTTCCAAGATTACTGTGAGGCCGTCGGAGGGTCAACTAGAGGATTCGCAAGAGTTCTAGTTATCCAGACTTCGATCGTGAGGGATTACATTGCAAAAGGCGAGCGCTGGGGGATGATAGAAGCGGCCCTGTCGGAAACAGGTGTTCCTGTCGAAATGATTGATTGGTTGAAGGGACTCCCCCGTGGCTAAGCAGAGGTTCCTATCGGAGATTGTTGCAGAGATGGATTCACCGGAGTGGCGAGAATCCCTTGATAGGGATTACGAGATTTTCAAAGACGTTTACGAACGAGGCTTAGACTTTGGACACGAGAGAGCGGTTAAGGCTGCACTCGCAGTTTTGGCAGATTATTGGTTTCAAGAATATAGAGAGAACGAGTGATAGACGATGACCCACGATTGGGGCGCTGTAGAGACTGTAGGGCTTGAGAGCGGCAAAGCGAAGGCGATTGCGGCGGCGATGGGCGACCGTTTGCCTGTCGATGCGGTTGGTTACCCCATAGGGATGCCCACAGAGCGGGCTGTGAAGGCCGTGAGGCCACCGATAGGCGTTTCGGGTAGAGAGTGGCACACCGCACTGGAGAGCGCGACAGAATATTTCCGCTTAACTTCGGGAATGGCGGAACTTAACAAAGCTGCGATGCAAAGTTGCAGCGACCTTCCGCCTAGAGTTTGGGACTTGATTTACCACGAAGATAACCTGGACACTTGGCACGCTGCGTTGGCGCTAAAAGGTATGATGAAGAAAGGCTCAGGGCTGACGTTCGAGCAACTCCGTGCGCTTCGCTTCCTCACTGACGTTACGCAAAGGGGCGACCTTGAACAGAAACTCCGCAAGTTAGGGATTTCCTGGGAGGTTTACCAGAACTGGATGCGGGATGCGAAATTCAAGTCGCAATTCCAGGCGGCCGCGGAAAGCATTCTGGACGAAGCCCAGACCCCTGTCGCAATAGCATTAGCTAAGAGTGCTATATCTGGTAAATTAGAGAGCATTAAATACTTCCACCAAATTACGGGGAAGTATCAGAGCCAGGATTCGCAGAACGTTGAGAAGTTCATGGTTGGCCTTGTCGAAATCCTGCAAGGAGAGTTGTCCGATTACCCCGAATTACTTCGTACAATCGCCGGGAGACTGACGGCACTCAAAGATAGGACAATGGGAGATGGCTGAACTTTTCACGCCGAGGATGGGCTTAGTTAAGCCTCAACCCGGCACCGGCGAACTTGCAGACATCAGCAAGATTAACTCCAACATGGACAAAGTTGACCAGTGGTCTGGTACAATTTGGGTTAACGACGGAGTTACGCCTTCCACGGCTGAACTTTTCGACGGGGCGATTGTCGCAGAAAAAACCTCCGGGAAAGTTTGGATGGCGCAGAAAAACATCGGAGGCACCTTCGATAAGAAGTGGCTGCAATTCCCGTGGAGTGCTTGCGCTACTACGTCAGGTCAGGCGATTACAAATGGAACTTGGGAACATCACGGGTTCATTAACTGGGGAGGCGCTTCTGCCGGAGTTGCGGGAGGCGGACCGGTTAACGCCGATTCGTCGGCTTTGGCTTCGACTGCTCTTGTCGTTCCGATTAAGGGAATTTACTCCGGGTTCATCGCAACCCAGTGGGCACCAAACACTACAGGAGTTCGCGGGGTTCGGGTGAACTTCAATAATTCTTCTGTCGGAGAAGACGTTAACACCACGGACATTCGCATTGCCACACCTGCTGCTAATACCGTCCATAAGGCAGCATTCCAGGAACTGCTCCCTGCGGGGACAACTATCGCTGGCGACTTCTACCAGAGCTCTGGTAGCGGATTAATTGTTAACTACGTGATTTTTTGCACACTACAGACTCCGGTGAACTGATGGAAACTCCAAAGTCGCCATCCGCAAAAGAAGTTCTGGCCTTCCACAAGTACGACGATGTGGACAAGGGGAACATTTCCCACCATCACACCATTGGCCAGGGCGCCGGGCAAGTCGCACCAGGAAAACATTTCCACAACGGCGAGGACGCTCCGAAACTTCTTGAAGGGGTTATCTTCACCGGGATTATTACCAACTACAACCGGACGACGTTTAGGCAAGTTCTCGATGCGCTAGTTAAACTTGGTGCGTCCGACACAACAAGTGGGTAGGTCATGGCGTACCATCGGAAAACTAAGGACGTTGACGCTCAGTTTAATCTTGATGATGCTCTGTCGACTCTTGCTGAGGCGCTTACGAAACAAGCGGACCAACCGAACTTGCTCGGCTACAAACCGCACGAGAAGCAGGAAGAATTCCACAAGTCCACTAGCTACGGAAGGTGGTTCCTCGGTGGAAACCGATCCGGAAAGTCAGTTGCAGGGACTGTCGAAGACCTCTGGTGGGCTACAAAACGTCATCCCTATATGCAAATACCAAGTCATCTCCAGATCCGAGGACGGGTCGTGGGTAGTGACTTCGTCAACGGGATCGAGACGACGCTCTTTCCCATCTTCAAAAGATGGGTCTTGCCAAGTGATCTCATTGGCGGATCATGGGAAGAATCGTACAGCAAAGAACTCAAGACCCTCTTCTTCGCCGATGGAAGCTTCATCGAATTCCGAAGTTCAGATCAGGACCTAGTCAAGCACGCAGGGACCTCCCGTCACTTCATCCATTTTGACGAGGAACCCCCGCAAGTTTACTTCGACGAGAATTTGCAGCGGCTAGCTGACGAGAAACTTGGCCGCTGGTGGATTACCATGACCCCTGTCGAAGGAATGACGTGGATGGCCGATACGATGTATGAGCCGGAAAAGCCTTTCCCTCCGGAAATCCTTCACATCGTTCAGGTCATCCAGAGCGATAACCCTTACCTCCCAAAAGAAAGTAGGGAGAAAGCTCTAGCATTTCTGAGCGATGATGAGAGAAGGAAGCGTGAAGAAGGACAGTTTATCGGACGAGGAGGTAAAGTCCTTAGTGGGTACTCTGAACGAAGTCACTTTGTGCTTCCTGTTGGATGGAGACCGCCCTCCGATTGGACCATTTATACTTCTCAAGATCACGGGTTTAGAACTCCTGCCGCAGTTGGATGGCATGCAGTTCACCCAAGCGGACGCCGTATCGTTACATTTCACGAAATCTACGGAGCAGGAATTTTAGTCAAGGACATGGCTAACCGGATTCTAAGGTTTGAAGAAGAAAACAAGCTTAAAATCTTCATGAGAACTGGCGACCCAAACATGAAACAACGTTCAGGAGCAACTGGTACAAGCATCCTTCACACCTACGCCATTAATGGAGTTAACATTGGTGTCGAAGGTGTTCCGCGAGATGAGTCAATCGGCATCGACAGAATGAACGACTATCTGCAAATTGATCCGATGACGAACGAACCTTACTGGCAGCTAACAAGGGAGTGCCCGAAGCACAATTGGGAGTTCAAGAAGCTGCCCTGGAAAACTTCCTTCTCGGTTAAAAATGACCGCAAGGTAAGCGCTGTCGAAAAGGTTCAGGACAAAGACAACCACGCATTTGACGAGTGTAAGTATTTCTTCACCTTCATGCAGGACCTGTCGACTGCTGTCGAAACTCCTGTCGCATGGTCGAAGGACCCTTACATTCGGGGAATGCAGATTGCAGCAACAGTTCCACCCGATGCCCACAACCCGATTCAGTGGGACACCACAGAAAGTTTTGTCTTGGATCAAATGATTCAGGATGATGGAGACTATGGATGGAGTTACGGTGATTAAAGAGTACAAAGAATTGATCTACGATTACAGGACTAAACATCCAATGTTCTACAACCTCCACGGCGAGCGGATTTACGTCACGTTCATTGTTTTGATGGTTGTTTTCGCAGCGTTGATCGCCCTAGTTATGGAGTTGGTGAAATGATTAAGCTAATCAAGGATGGTGCGCTGCCGCATCCGGCAAAGTGCATCGTCTGCGGATTTTCTGGCCAGAGTAGATTTTACTACTGGTTCAAGTACAAGGAGAAGTGGGGCCAGGTTCTTATCTGCACGACGTGTATGAAAGAAGCTGCGACGCTGGATGAGCAGTTTGTGGATTACGCAACGGTTCAGGAGATCATCAAGAAAAACTACGAGCTAAGGGCAGAGAATGACCGATTGGAACTTGCCACAGAGCGTTTTACTGACGCTTTTGCTGGTCTTGTCACTAATTTCCTTAACGACGTTAGTGGGGCTCTTCCTCCTGATGCGGACATTTCGGACATTGAAATCCCAGAACCGGCAAATGAGCTCCCAGGTGATCCTCCTGTCGAGCCAATTGTCGAGGATGGAACTGTCTCTGTCGAACTCGACTTCGCTGGCACAATCCCTGATGACGAGCCATTCGGCAAGTTCTGAGCAGCTAATAAAGTTGATTGACAAGCAGTCAGCCTTGTTGGCGTCGAAGGGTCCACTAGAGTACCAAGCAGTGCAACTGATGAACCAAGCAAACCTTGAGGTTGTCAGCGAGGACTATGATCCTAGTGATGCTGCGGAAATTATGAGAATGAAGGAGAGGGGGTCGCTAAATGACGTCTATGGAAATGACTGGTCAGGTATCGACGAACCACAGTTCAGTATCACCGACCAAGAAAACCTCGGCTCAGGAGCCCCTTACCTCGCCAACTAACTACCTCCTTGATTTCGAGAATTTCAAAGTTTCTGAGAAGGGAATGCAACTTGTCGCATGGATTAAAGTCCAGTTTGAGCGGTGTAAGTCGGACCGACTCAACGTCCAGCGACAGTGGGACATTAACCTGGAAATGTACAACGGACGGCAGTGGCTGGAAGTTATTGGAACTGGGGCTGATAGAAAACTCGTCACCCCTCCGGCCCCTCGACATCGAGTTCGTGCAACGGTTAATCTTATCCGCCCCCTGATTAGGACAGAGATTGCTCGCCAGACCTCTCAGCAGCCCACAGCTTTTGTCGTGCCAGCAAGTTCCAACGAGACAGCGATTTTCGCTGCACAGGGCGGCGAAACTGTTTGGCGTTCGATTGTTGAGCGGAAAGATTTTCAGACCAAGGTAATGAACGATGTTGCCTTCTGGAACTCGGTGACTGGGAACGGATTTATCAAAGAGGTCTGGAATGCCGCTATGGTCGATCCGGCAAATCAGGCTAAAAATCCTGATCCCTTCTCTGCGGAGGAGACTGTTCCTGTCGCTGGAGATGTAGACCTCGGAAGTGTTCGGCCCTATAATATGTTCTTCCCAGATTTGTCGGCGAAGGACATCGAAGATCAGCCTTACACTTTCGAGGCTTACATGAAGCCTATCAACTGGGTTCGTAAGTTTTTCAAGGGGATGATTACCGGTGACCTTACACCCAACAACGGAGTCCGGGACGAAATCGAACCTAGGATGTTCCGCACCAACGGAAACGACTCTGCTCAGCCTCAGTCAGTTTTGGTTATCGAGTGCTATATTAAACCTGGTGGATGTGAATACTTTCCTGATGGCGGGATGGTTACGCTCGTTGGGAATGAACTCGCGCAGGTAGCTCAGGAATACCCGTTCACCCACGGCGAATTTCCGTATGCTCATGTTCGCCACATTCCGACAGGAAAGTTCTATGGAGATTCAGTTCTTGTCGATATCAACCCGTTGCAGCGTGAATACAACGGGACAAGAAGTCATATCATTGAATCTAAGCGGCTCATGGCCAAGCCCCAGTTACTCGTACCCAAGGGTTCAATGCAAACTCGGAAATATACCTCCGAGCCTGGCGCTCTGGTTGAATACCTACCGGGGTTGGGTAAACCAGAACCGTTGCAACTGCAACAGTTGCCTGCTTACGTTCTAAACGAACTCCCCTTAATCAAGGGGGACATGGATGATATTTCCGG